TAACAATATTTTCTACTTTTTCATCAGAGTTTGAAGAAGTGGTTTTTTCTTCCTTGACCTTGAGCTGTGATTTAAATTCTTCTAGATCTTTCTTTAGGGACGCCATTTCACTTTTAAGCTCTTCAATCTCTGCTGAATAATCATTAACAGTTGCCTCAACTTGCGCTGGGCTTTCTAAACTACTCCCTTGACTTTGTGTATTGGGAGTAAATGGTTTTCTTTTGTTCATAATATCTCCTTTTTGATAAGATTTGTTATATTTATAATGTTAATTAGATTTTTGCAGGAGTAAAAAATGATTGTTAAAAACAGTATGGTTCCAAAAATTCTTTCTATTATAATAGACGCTTATGCAATTGCAATCTGGCCTTTTATTTTTATAAGAGATGAAGGAAATCACGAAACGATCATACATGAAAAAATCCACCTGCGGCAGCAGGTGGAGTTAGGCATCATAGGATTTTATCTCTTGTATGCAGGATTTTGGCTCTACTATTTTGCTCAAACAAAGAATCGCCGCTTAGCCTATTATCTAAACCCATTTGAAAAAGAAGCTTTCGCTGAGCAAAGAGGCGGAGAAAAATATCTTCAAAAGCGTCATCTTTACTCTTGGCTTAACTACCTGTAGAACCAAAGCCTCCGGCTCCGCGAGAAGTTTCTGAAAGATGATCTACTTCTTCTAGCTCAATTGTTGGGCGAGGAATAATCATGATTTGAGCAACTCTGTCGCCTAAATCATAAACAGCATGACTAAAGGAAGAGTTTGCTAAAAACTTTACTTTGATTGTACCTCTATACCCGCTATCTATTACACCCACAGAATTCTTGAGCATAAGTGAGGTTTTTGTAATAGAACTTCTTGGAAAAACAAGTCCTACATAATCTTCTGGAATTTCAATTGAAATACCGGTATCGTAAGTTAGATTTCCAAAATCATCAACAGTCAAAGCTGCTGCGTATAGATCCATGCATGCATCGCCTTGAGTAGCATACCGAGGTGTAATTGCATTTTTTAATGCTTTCTTGTATCTTACTTTCATTCTTCGTCATCCTTCACGAAGGTAAACATGTTTTGTGCTTGTTCAATAATTTCATCCACAGTAACATCACCATACTGCTTGTGAGTTTCCCAACGCATTGCAGCCTTACCCATTAAGATGTCTTTTGAAATAATCAAAAGCTGAAGACGTAGCATTTCTGTCGGAGACAGCTCAGCTTTAGGCATCCCTAGAGGTAATAGGCCACTAATCTCTTCTGCGTCTTCGGCACCATTTTCTTCTTCTAAGTGAACTTGTTTGTTTGTCATTTGTACTCCTTTGTTGCTTATAATACTTTACTTGCTTTAAAAATACACACTTTAATAAAAAGTGTTTAAAGATAAAAGTTTTTGATAAAAATGTTGCTTCCACAACCGTTGATTTTAAAAAGTCCGTTTTCTAACACAATATCTTTTTCTGATTTTCCATTAGTTGATCTAAATCTAAATCGGTCAAATCTTAATCTACCGTCTGAATACCAATAGTCAGGTCCTGTTTCTCTTTTAAATACAAATCCTGCTTCAAGATAGCCGTCGCCATTTCCAAATCTTAAATCAGCATACGTAAGAATACCTTCAAATCCTTCAGACTTCGCCCAAAATTCAGACTTTTTTAATAATTTTGTCAGGCCACCTACAACATTGGTATTAGTTTTGGATGCAAATCTTGAAATTTCTATCAATCCTTTGTATTTTTTCTGTCTTGGTTTTCTTAAAGATAAACACAAGATTAGTTCATTTTCGTAATAAAGCCCAAACCTGACTGACGAAGGCACGTATCCAGATATGTGATTATTTTCAAAGAAAGATTTTGCTTCTTTGGCAGCCACTTCTCTAAGCTCACACTTTCTTGCAAAGATTTTTTTATCGATGAGTCCCAAGCGATTTTTAATCATTGATTTGCATATTTCTTTTTTATAAATCCATTCATCACTAAAGATATGAATTAAATTAACTCCTAAAAGCTTAGCATTCTTTTTCTTATCGAGATAATAATGTCTATTTCTCATTCCTTTGTTAAGAATAGAATGAAAATATAAACCATTGTGTTCTATTGCAAATCTTTTAGAAGGAACATAAACATCAATTTCTTTAGGTGACAAAATCGATCTATTGTTGTATTCTACTTCTAATCCTAAAGATTGGATAAAAGTGCCTATCTCTTTTTCAGCCTGAGATGTGCCAACGGGATTGCAAGACGGGCAAGAAGAACCTCTTTCAAATGCCTGCAATGTCTTTTTTGCAATTGTTCCGCATTTCTTACATTTAAATTCAAGATACTGTTTTTGACGAGAAAAATATTCTTCGTAATTTGTAATTAAATCAAAATCTTTTTCTCTTTCTAAGATTCTTGACTCAAAATCTGTATCTGAAACAATCTTAGAAAATCTTATTTTGTTTATTGTATCTTCTGTATGACTCTTTCCAAAAAAAGGATTGTTTTCACCTTTCATCTTTTCTGACTGATTTAAAAGCCTAACATCGGTTTTTTTTGTTTTTCCTTTGTTCCATGCAGATGCTTTTCCGCCCTTGCTACCTGCGACGGAAGAAGCAATTAGCGCACAATTTTTACAAAATCTTTTAAAACTAAAAGCCACGTATCTTGTTTCTTTTCCACAGTTTTCACATTTTGGTTGAATGCCTCCACAAAGATAATCAACTGTGTATTTTATAGAACTTATCTTATGAAGACTCTGGAGGTGATTAGAAAAAGTTTTTCCTTCACCTTGGAAGTTGCAAATTTGACATATCATAATGTCATTATACCCTTGCAAGGTGTAATGTATAAAGAAAAGCAAAGCGGGGTAGCCCGAAAGCTACCCCGCTCGTGGAGATCAGATCAGTTAGATCAGATGATATCCATGTCCATACAGGTTACTGTACCATAGAAGTCAGCGCGAACCATCTTCTTACCGTAACGGGTCATTACGCCCTTACGAGGAGTGAAATCCTCTGGTGCGAAGATTGTTGGAGTAACAATCAATGGAACGTAAGGAGCATAGACGTAACCGGTTTCGAGGTATGAACCACCCTTGTAACCGACGAGGATCTTGTTACGGGGGAAGTAAGGATCCTTGTAAACGGTAAAGCGGTTGCTTAAGCTACCGATTGCCGCGGCGCCGAGTGAGAACTCGCTACCGACCTGACCTTGACCGTCGATCTTGATTGAGGGCTTGTAGAGAACCGAAGCCTCGAAGATGGTAGCAACTTCAGGTGAGCACACGAGGAAGTTGGCGCTACCACGGAGGGTCTTACGATGGATCTCGTTAGCAACGTCGATGATGGTCTCAACGAGAGTCTCGTACCACTCACGAACGGTACCAGTAAACTGGGGACCTGGAGCGAGAGAAGAAGCGCGCTCAACAGAAGCGCCGGTTCTCTTGTTAACAAACTTACCAGGGCTGCGGCTCCAGTAGAAGTTAGCACCCTTGGCCTCGGTGAGTAGGTCGTTGAGGATTTCGCGGTCGATTTCGAGAGCAATCTGCTCGGAGAGGATCTGAGTTAGCTCGACCTCAGCATCCATGCTGTGGTAAGCGTTCAGATCCTGAGCGAGCTCGGGGCTCCAACGAGCGCGTAGCTTACGGGTAGTTGCAGTAACTGCAATGCTCTCGATCTTGATGTCGATCTCAGGAATGACGGGTGAAGGAACTGCACCAAAGTCAGACTCAAATGTGGGGATGACGAGAGTTGAACCGGTTCCACCGCCAGGAGTTGTAACGTTATCACTAACAACGAACGAAGCAGTAAGATTAAGAGTTGTTGAAAGGCCTGCCAAAGAAGCAGGATTACCTTGAATAACTGTCAAAACTGCTGCGTTTGCAGCTGTAATATCAACTAGTGGGTTAGGTGTAAAGGTGACTGCGCCAGGAGCACCTGACATTGTTCCGAGCTGGTTGAGACGGCGAACGTTGAGGATACCTGAACCCTGCTGCACATCTGAACCTGGAACAGTTGCTGATGCAATACCTGCTGCTGAGAAAAGAGCAACTGACTTGACAGTCGAAGGATCCATTCTTCTTGAGCCGCCACCAGACTCTTGGAGTTTAGATGCAGAAACGAGGAGGAACTCATAACTGTAAATTCCGCCGTCGATGTGCTGAGTTATCTGTGGATCAAACTGCAAAAGCTTACCATCAGATCCGCTTGTAGTTGCACTGGCACCGGCTGAGAATGCCTGGACTGATCCGCCGCCGAATGCACCGTTAATGGCATCTCCAGCAGTGTCTAGGGCACGTGACTTGTGAGTCTGTGAGTAAGAAGTTCCAACAAGATCGTACTGACCGCCGACTGCGTCTGAACCCGTTCTGATTGAAGAACCAACTGGGTTGTTGTAGAGTGACTGGCCTCTGTCATAAGTTACGTTAGTGCCTACTGTTGATGTGCCACTGACAGCTGCGTCACCGCCTACATCGCTACCGTAGGTGTAGTCGAGGTAGAAGAGAAGACCGCTTGGCAAGCTCATTGGCTGGATACTGACGAGCTCGTTGGCAACGAGACCGCCGAATACACGGCGAACGATGGGGAATGCGATGTTGGTAAAACCATCAACCTGGCCGCTGTCTGAGCCGCCGCTACCGAGAACGTTGGCCTCACGTAGAACCTGAGCTGCCTGGTTCTCGAGTAGACGTGACATGGTTTCGCGGCCTTGATCACCGAGGCCACGGAGAAGACCGGTGCGGCTCCACTTCTCCATTAATCTGTTACTTTCGGAACCTACGTGACGATCACGAATTCCTTCTGTTAACTGCTTTAAAGTAAATGAACGTGACATATTTAAACTCCTTTTTTGTTAAATGTCTTCATGATTTCGATCTGTTATCTTACTACTTCAAACCTGCCAATCTCTGCCAACGATCAAGCTCAGGAGCATTTCCTTGCTTGGGAGCTGACGAGGTTGTGGGTCTTGAAGATGACCCGCGATTGCGTGACTCGGTTAGAGGTTTAGCGTTACCACGAGCAAAAGTCTCTGTGAGAGACTTAAATAATGACTTTGCTTCGTTTAAGCTTTTAGCTTCATCAAGAGCCTTGATTACCGACTTCTTTTCGGCCTCGTTAAGGTTCTTATTTTGAAGAAGCTTGTTTACATAAAGAAGCTTTGCATTGAATAGATTGAGATCTTCCAACTGTTCACGAAGAGATTCAACAGCACTTCTGTATTTCTTCAGTTTCTCATCGAGCGCACGATTCTTGCGGCGCTCATCACGGAATGCTTCCGCGAGTTTGTTCATTGTGGGTGGGTTGGTAAAGACATC